AATTCAAATGTAGGAGTTGGAATATCAACAAACCCATCTTATAAATTGGATATTGGTGGAACAATTGGTATGACTGGATCATTGTTTGTAAATAATGATCGCCAATGGTTAGATACATATGGATTGATGCGAAGAAACAGAAATTCTATATCTGAAAATATTACAATAACAGCATCTGATAATGTTGCATCAACAGGTCCATTAACAATATCCAGTGGATATACAATAACAATTCAATCTGGAGGAACCTGGACAATTGTATAAATAAGATTACACATAACAAGTGTAATTATGTCTAGAGGACAATTGACAGTTGGCACTGCAAATATTAGTGAGAGAATACAACTATCACTTCATGCCACTCCTGCTGCCATGCCACAAACTACCAGATTAGGTGGATTAGTTTTTAATCCAACTGATGGAAAAATATATTGTTTTTTACAGGGAACAACTGGTGTAACTGGGTGGGCAGCTTTAAATCCACAATTCTAAACTAAAAAGAACTAATTATGTCAACATTAAACGTAGGAAATTTAACAGCAACTGGAGCTATAAATCTTCCTCAATATACAACTAGTGCCAGAAACTCATTGAGTCCTACTACAGGAACAATGATTTACAACACCACCACAAATGCAGTAGAAGTTTGGAATGGAACTCAGTGGAAGTCTGCTGTTGGTTCTACCGCTGGATTTATAACGGCTACTGGTGGAAATGTTACTAATTTTGGAGACTTCAGAATTCATACATTCAACTCCTCAAGTTCATTAACTATCACTGCTATTGGAGATCCAGCAGCAACTTTTGGTAATAAAATTTCGTATTTAATTGTTGGCGGTGGCGGCGGCGGTGGTGGTTTTGGATCACAGGGACCAGGATTTCCAGGAGATGGTAACTTTGGTTCTGGTGGTGGCGGAGGTGCTGGAGGTATGCTTCAGTCTGGTGGATATAATTATGCTGTTAATACTGGTTCATATCCAATTGGTGTTGGTGGAGGCGGAAGTGGGGGTGTAGGATCTACTCCTGGATCTTCTGGTGGAGATAGTCAATTTGGCAACGATACCAGCACCAGAGCATTTGGTGGCGGTGGTGGCGGCCGCCAAGATTCTACTGGATCTAATGGAGGATCTGGTGGTGGAAATGGAACTGATGGTGCTGGACACTCTAACAATGGTGGTTCTGGAACATCTGGGCAGGGTAATCCTGGCGGTAGGGGAGGTCCAACTCAATCAGCGTCTGGCGGTGGTGGAGGTGGTGCTGGTGGTCCTGGCACTAATGGTGGATCTAATAGTTCACCACCTGCTCCTGGTGGAATTGGTAAATCCGATGATATAACTGGAGTATCAGTTACTTATGCTGGTGGTGGTGGTGGAGCCAACTATCCTGGTGGAACATTTAATAATAATGCTCAAAGTGGTGGTGGTGGATCGGGTTGTTTATCTGCTACTGCTTCTGGAAATCCAGGTGTTAATGGATTAGGCGGTGGCGGAGGTGGTGCTTGTGACCAAGATCCACGAGATTATCCAGAACCAGCTGGCGGAAATGGTGGATCTGGTGTTGTTATAATTAAATACAAATATCAATAAGGATTATTAAGATGGCACACTTTGCAAAAATAGACGAAAACGGATTTGTTGTTGATATTCTTGTAGTTGACAATTCAGTTCTTCTTAATGAAGACGGGACAGAAGACGAAAACAAGGGAGTTGAGTTTTTAAAAAAATTATTCCCAAATCAAAATTGTGATTGGAAGCAAACTTCATATAATTCTAAGGTTGGTATAAATATCACCACTTTAGAAGCAGCTTTCCGTAAAAATTATGCTTTTAAAAATGGTACATATGATTATATTAGAGACGCATTTATTGCACCAAAACATAATGACAGAGTTGTCTTAAACGAAAACACTTGTGATTGGTTTGATCCGTTTATTGAAAATCAAGAAACACCAAACGACTCACCAGACGATGAAACAAATTACGTAGAATATAGATCCACATTCATTCCAGAAAATTGGGAATGGGATTCAACAGACAAAACTTGGAAAAATACTATAGCTTATAAAAAAGTTCAAGTCACATATGTGTTTGATCCAGATAGTAAGAAGTGGATTGAAGAATGATTTATAATATGACTATACATTATGATACATTATTGGTTTCCAAAAACAATATACTATAAAAACAATATACAAATTGAAAATTTACATGTTTATCGTAATTTCATTTTGAATAATATATGCGTTGATAAGTTTCAAAAAACAGATTTAAAAAAAGTAAATTCTTCTCATAAAGTATTTGATGCTTTACATAAGAAAAATATTTTTAATACATTATCAAAAATAATTATAGAGGAGTGTTATTCTTATTTGAATGATCTTGGATTTTTGAATAGGGAAATTTACATCGATAAAATGTGGACCAATGTTAGTGGAAATGGCGATTATATATTTCCACACAATCACAATGGTAGTTTTATATCTGGAGTTTTTTATGTATCATCAAATCCAGAAAATAAAATTAAATTTTTTAATATGCCAACTATGTTCCCAGATCCAGATGTTTGGAATATAAACAACTATCAATATTGTGAATACTCTTGTATTCCAGGAACTTTATTATTATTTCAAAGTGATTTCATTCATGGCACTGGTTCTCAGATCGGAGATGAAAAAATATCTTTATCATTTAATATTAAAATCAAATGAAAGAACTTAAACTTGATTGTGTAAATTGTTTTATATCTGGGTGGTTTATAGATGAGAAAATTTGTGATGGTGTGGTTTCTTTTTTTGAAGAGTCTCCAGATAAAAAAGAAGGAGTACTTGGATATAATTATGTTGATAAATCCAAAAAAGATTCTACAGATGTAATAGTAAATCCAAAAAATCCAGATATTAGAGTACAAAATTATTTGGATAATTTATCGTTAGTTTGTGATTTATATATTAAAAAATTTCCACATTGCTCTAACAATCACTCCGTTTGGGGATTGAATACAAATTTCAATTTACAAAGATATCTTCCTGGTCAAGGATTTAAAAATTTTCATTCTGAAAGGACTAGTTTCGCAGATTTAATTCCTATGCGACATTTAGTATGGATGACATACCTAAATGATGTAAACGATGCTGGAGAAACTGAGTGGTATCATCAAAATTTAAAAATAAAACCAGAGAAAGGTTTAACTTTGATATGGCCAGTTGATTGGACTTACTTGCATAGAGGAATACCATCTCAAACAGAAACTAAATATATTGTTACTGGTTGGTATACATATTTTATCCCAGACTTTGACTACGATTCGTTCAATACTTTGTAATTATGATACTAAAAGATTATTATTGGTACTTTGAGTCAGCTATTAATCCAGAAATATGTGATAAAATAATTGATTTAGGAAAATCTCAGATTTCAGAATTGGGATTAATTAGCGGTGATAATAATATTCAAAGAATATTAGACAAAAGAAATTCTAATATATCGTGGTTAGAAGAAAATTGGTTGTATGGTCTTCTTCAGTCATACGTTATAACTGCCAACGAATGCGCTGGTTGGAATTTTCAGTGGGATTGGTCAGAACCAATGCAGTTTACAATATACAAAGAAGGTCAATACTACGGTTGGCATCCAGATCAAAACGAAAATGTATATGAAGATGGTCCAAAAAAAGGAAAATATAGAAAGCTCTCTGTGACTTTAAGTTTAAATGATGGTAACGAGTATGAAGGTGGAGAATTTGAGTTTGATTTTGGACAAGGAATTACAAAATTATGTAACGAAATTAGGTCCAAAGGATCTATTGTAGTTTTTCCATCATTTGTATATCACAGAGTAAGACCAGTGACTAGGGGAACTAGATATTCATTGGTTATGTGGAGTGTTGGAGATCCGTTCAAATGATATACGTATCACAAATACATATAAACAAAAATTTTATTGATGAAATTATTGAATTGTTTAGAGATAATTTTATCGATACTTTTGTCTGGGATGAGACAAGAGTTCTTAGTATGACAAAATATGGATTAAATACAGAAAAAAATGAAAAGATCTATTCAAAAATATTTGCTTTAGTAAAAGAAGTTCAAGATCTCGTTTCACACGACAAAAAATTTAAATACATAGAAAACGCAGAGATAGTTAAATATCCACAAGGATCTTCCAAATGCTATCATTATGATGTATCCAGAAAATCAACACAGGCAGCTTCTATAACATATTTAAATGATGATTACATAGGTGGACAAACTGTTATAAGTGGTGTGAATGTTCAACCATTAAGTGGCAGAACAGTTTACTTTGATGGAACAAGTAATAGGCACTGTGTTGAGAATGTTTTAAAAGGAGATAGATATACATTATCTTTATGGTATGGAAACAATCCAGAATCACCAGTGAATAAGGAGTTTAATAAAAATGTTTGAAATTTATGATAATTTTTTAGAAAAAGAAGTATTCAAAACTATCCAAAGTAAAACCATAGGTCCAAACGCAATGCCTTGGTATTACACTGAAAATTTGAGTGGGAATGGCGTAGAGGAAAATTGCTATTTTACACATCTATTTTTTAACAACAATGCTAGAACAAGCGAATGGTTTTCAGTTATAGAACCAATTGTATTCATTCTAGATTGTAAATCATTGGTTAGAATAAAAGCAAATTTATATCCAAGAACTGAAAATTTAGTTCATCATAAAAATCATGTTGATTATGAATTTGACCATACGGCAGCCATATTTTATTTGAACACAAATGATGGTTTTACTGTTATCAATGATGAACATAAAATTGAATCTATAGAAAATAGACTTTTAGTTTTTGATCCACAAGTTATTCATCACAGTACAAATTGTACAGATAATCACTTTAGGGCAAATATTAATTTTAATTATTTTTAAGATGGCAAAATTATTAAATCCCAGAGATTACTATAAATTTGAAAATATAATTTGCCCAGAAAATCAAATTATTGATGACAATTTTATTTCTTGGATACAAAATATTTTAAAAGAAGAATTTAATATCATAACTGATGTTGAGGATACAAAATTTATAGAGAATGATTTTGTTTCTGCTGTTGATGATTTAGTTTCTGTGGTTTGTTTAACTACAGGAACAATGTTTTTATACTATAAAGAATGGGTTGAAATTGATGGTAATCCAAAATTTTTATTACAGAAAAGAAAATTTTGGTTTGATAAAGCATTTGTGATACAATGGAAAAATACTAGAGAAATTGACTATGTTGAATATTGCCACCAAAAAAATAAATGATTTGCCAGTGGCAATAATTGATGATTTTTATTCTTCCGATGAATTGCTTTCTATTTTCAGAGAGATAAATTTTCTTAAAACAAAATTTAAAAGTCCAGAAGAATCAAATGGTCCTGGAACATCATATGTTAATGGAATTCCAATAAAAAATAATAAAGGTCTGTACTTAGATACTTGTTATTCTGATCGATCAATATCGGATATTTTATCTATAAACAGAAAAATATTTTCAAAAGAAGTTAGAAATATTTTAGAGAGTCAGCATAATTTTTTTAGATACATCAGTTTATCAAATTCTGACACAACTAAAATCCACTATTACGGAGATGGAGATAGTTACAAAGAGCATAACGATTCAGCTGTTATAACGGTAATATCTTGGATTTTTAATGAACCAAAATCGTTTTCGGGAGGAGATTTAATTTTTGAAAATTCGTTATCTGTAGAGTGTCTAAATAATCGAGTGGTAGTTTTTCCATCTTGTCTATATCATGAAGTAACAAAAGTTTGTATGAACTTAGAAGATTATCAAGAGAATGGTAGATATTCTATAAGTCAATTTTTATGTATTGGAATTTAAAAAATGAGAATTATTCAATTTGAAAGTAACAATCCAAAAACTATTTTCGCTCCAGAATGGAATTTTTCTATCTACGAAAATACGATTGATGATCTTGATGGCATCAAAAATATTATCCTAGAAAAAGAAAAAGAAATAATACTAAAATATCCATACGTTCATGATTGGAATACTGGACTCGGTGAAGATAGTCTAACGTCCAGATCAAATCACTATAACTTATTAGAATGGGATAAGTGTAAAGCACTTAAAGAAAAAATAAAAAAATGTCACGATGAATTTATTATTATAACAAAAAATAAAATTGAAACAGAAATATACGCTCAATGCTGGGCAAATGTATTGAGACAAGGAGAATATTTAAAACCTCATCAACATTGGACTTCTGAATATTGTTATATTGGGGGGCA